ATCTGATCGTCCCCGTCCCAGACCGGCGTGGCCTGCCACTCCATCCCGGACGGATAGACCTCGGTGAACTCATCGCCGCTGGCCCGCCGCGCCTCGAGCACCACATAGGACAGCCCGGCAAAATCATGGTCGGCCGTGATTTCGCCGAACACCGCCCGCAGCACCGGGTCCGGGGCCTGCCCCGCCGCCCCGCGATAGGCGCGCAGCGCGCCGTGGCCCGCCATCGGCGCGGTGGTGATCTCGCTGTTGGCGTCGACCTCCGCCTCGCGGCTGTCCAGATACCACTGCACCAGCCCCTTGGTCCGATGCGCCGCGATCAGGATCACATTGTAGCGGGTCGGCTTCGACGTCGCCGTCAGGATCGGCGTCGTGCCGGTATACCCCGTGATCTGCTGCACGTCCGTTCGAAACCCGGTGAACCCCATCGGGCCGCCCTTGCGCACCCGGCCATAGATGCGCTCCATCGGCGCACGCTCCTGCGCGAAGTTGCGCATCCGGTCGGCAGGCGGCGGCACGCGCGGGCGGGGGGCCAGCCGGGCCGCGACAGATGACAGCGCCAGACTGCCCGCGATCCGCAACCCAAAGGTCAGCGCGCTGAATCCCAGGGTCCCCGCCGCAACGCCGAAGATGCTGGTGACCGCGCCAAACCCGGCCCCCCCGATCAGGAATGCGACGGCCGAGACCAGCGGCCCCGCCTCCGCTGCCTGCGGCACCAGGATCGCCGTGCTGCACAGCAGCGCCGCCAGAACGACCCGCCTCATTGCGGCACCGCCCAAGCGGCGAGAACCTTCAGCGGCGTCAACTCCATCGCCCCCCCTTCGACCTTGATGCCCCACAACCCGTCCCCGATGCACAGCGCGGCATGCGGCAACATCACGCCGTCCAGACCGACCAGCAGCAGCCCGATGTCGCCGCGCCCCGGGTCGGCCGTGCGCACCAACCCGACCGCATCCATCCGCTGCCCGAACACCCGCAACGGGTCGGTGAAAAACCGCGTTTCGCGCTCGCATTCCCCGGCGCTGCGATAGGTCAGCCGCAGACCCTCGGCCGGGTCACGCCCGACCCTCTCCTGCACCCAGTCGGCCACGGCCAGCGCGCAATCGAACACGCCCCATTCGAACCGCCGGGCCTGCCAGCGGTTCAGGGTCAGAATCACCGGGTCCATCGTCAGAACAGCTTTTCTTCGGGCCGGTATTCGGTCGGGATGCGGTTCAGGCTGGGGTTGGCGGACCCGATCAGCCGGGCATGATCGACGGTGCTGTAATACAGCCCCCGCGCCTCGTTGCGGCCCGCAAACACCCCCTCATAGCTCAGCGTCAGCCGCCGCTGCATCGGCCCCATCATCGTGGCACTGATCGACCGCATCTCGAACGCCGCCATCCGGATCGGCGCGACGACGGGGGCATAAATCTGCTCCATCGCCGTCAGGACCTGCACGTAAAACGTGATCGCCCGCCCCCGAATATAGTCCGACCCCAGATCCATGATCTCCCCCACCAGATCGGGCAGGTCCGGGTCCTGAAAGAACGTCATTGCGAGCTCGCCCGCCGGGGCCACCCCGTTGATCGGGAACGGCACGGTCGGCACAGTCAACAGGACGGTGCCCCACCAGACGGTGTCATTCACGTCGGTGAACTTGCCATCCTGCCCCAGCAGGAACCCGAAATCCCCGTCCGGCGTGTTGATGTTGACCAGGTCCAGCGCACCGACCACATCGGCGCGCGGATTGAACCCCACGGGAAAGAAACTCATCGCGTGATCCATTCCGTCAGCGGCAGCACCGGCGTGCCGACGCGGGACACACCATAGGGCGCAAGCCCCGCCCCCGGATCGTCCAGCGTGAACACGCCCCGCGCCTCCAGATCGACCAGCCCGCCCTCCGGCACCGCCACCGCCAGCCGCTCCACCGTCAGCGTCACGGTCGCCCCGCTGCCGCTGCGCCCGACCACCATGAACGGCCAGTCGAGGTAGGAAAGGATCGCCCCCACCGCCACCGGGCGCAGCAGCGGCCGCTCATCCACCACCAGGCTGGTGGCCCCGGCGGCGGCGGCGGCGGTCACCTCGACCTTGGGCCGCAGTTCGGTGAACTGGCCCGCCTGATAGGCCGCCCACAACTCCTGCCACGACCCGCTGACCGTGCTGACCACCAGGGGGTCGACCATCGGCACGCGCAGCGCCCGCACCCGGCCCTGCAACGATGTCAGGATCGCCCGATAGGGCGCGACCATCGGCGGCGGCAGGATCAGCGGCAACTCGCCCCGCCACCGCGCAAACCCCACCATCACCGTCTGGTCGCCACCGCCCGCATCGGCCCCGGCCGACTGCCCGCCCCAATCCACACGCCAGCCGATGCTGGTCGCCCGCACAAAGACACGGGGCAGGTCGATGATCGTCCGCATCAGGTCGTGCCCCGCGCATCATAATCCTGCAGCGATGCCCCCAGCCCGCGCTGCTGCGCCGCGTTTCCCGCCTGCACGATCTGGATCGCCTGACCCCGCGCCTGCCGCAGGATGCTGGCCTCCAACCCCGGCGCCAGCGCGATCATCACGGACGAACTGCCCCCTGCGGCCTGCACCCCCAGCTTGCCGTTGCGCCCGCGCGTCAGGGGCATGATCGCCTCCGGCCCCGCCTCGCCCATCACCCCCAACCCGCGCCCCATGGCAAAGGCCGTGGCCCCCTGCACGATGCCCCCGTTGGCGAACTTCTGCAGGCGGCCTGCATCGAACACGCCCCCCTCGGCAAACCCTAACACCGCCCCCAGAACGCCCGACAGCAACCCGCCGCCGACCTGCCCCAACGCCCCGGTGGCAAGCCGCGTCAGGTCCTGAAACGCCGCTTGCCCCATCTGCCGTGACAGGTTGCTCAGCGTCCGGCTCACCGTCTCGCCAACCGTCGTGGCCCCAGACTGCAGATCGACAAACCACCGGCCGATCCTTTGAAAGGTCGACCCGACCGCATCGCCCTGCCGCGCCACGTCATCGGCCAGCACAGACATGGCAGACCGCACGCCCCCCATCCCCTGCCCGATTCCCAGCGACAGCCCCTCCATCATGAACTGGCCGATCTGCCGGAACACCCGCGACGGCGACTGGACGCCGAACCAACTGCGGAAATTGGCGGTCAGCTCGTCGGCCTTGCCCTTGAACCAGGATACCATCGCATCCCACTTTTCCAGAATGCCCTGTTTCAAGCCCTCAACGATCTGACCCCCGATCGCAAGAAAGTCGGTCACCCACTGCGCGGTCACAGCTTTGATATTCGCCCACCCCTCGTCAAAGGCGGTCTTGATGTTCAGCAGGGTCAGCGCGAACAATTCCTTCACCCCGGTCCAGGCGTTCAGCGTTTCCGTCACGGCATCGCTGGCCATCTGCCCGATCCCCCGCCAAAGATCCGCAGCCTTCGCCTTGATGCTGGCCCAGATATCCGCGAACCATTCTTTGATATCACCCCAGTAATAATAAATCAGTCCGGCCCCGACGACCGCTGCCGCACCCAGGGCGATCAGGGGATTCGCCAGCGCCGCCCGCACCAGCGCCTTCATCAGGCCCAGGACGGTGGTCAGCGGCGCAATCAGCAGGCCGACTGCCAGCACGACCGGCCCGGCTGCGGCTGCCACCAAGGCAAGCGCCGTAGCCCATTTTCGTGTGTCAGGATCAAGGTCGCGAAGGAACTTGGTCTGCTCCAGCAGCCACTCAGCCACATCCCGCAGCACGGGCGCCAGCTCCGCCGCCAACTGCACCACCAGCCCGCCGACCGTCTTCCTGATTTTGTCCAGACTGTCGTTGAAATCTCCTGCGGCCCCGGCGGTTTCGCTGCTGATCACCAGCCCCATGCTGGCTGCCTCTTCGCTCAGCCGCCTGATGCCCTCGCGCCCCTGATTGAGCAGCGGCACCAACTCCGTCCCGGACTTGCCCAGCAGATTCATCGACAGCGCGCTTTTTTCCGCCCCATCCGGCATCTTCGAAAGAACCTCGGCGATGTCGGCCAGAACCTGATCCGCCTCGCGGAGGCTGCCGTCGGCGTTCTGCACCTGCACACCCAGATCGGCGAACATGGCCGCAGCCTGCTTGTTGCCCCCTGCCGCCGCTGCCATGTTCTGGGTCAGCTTGCGCAGACCGATACTCAGATCGGCAAACTCCACACCGGAAAGCTCGGCGGCATAGCGCAGCTTTGACAGGGCCTCGGTCGAAACGCCCAGCTTCTGCGCCGTATCGCCCAACTGGTCGGCCGCGTCGATCTGCCCCTTGACCGCCAGCACCATCCCGGCGCTGGCCGCCGACATGACCGCCCCGATCGCCTTCAGCTTGCTGGAAACCCCGCGCAGACCCTTGGTAAAGGCTGTGGTGTCCAGCCGCAGCTTGGCGACCAGATCGCGCAGATTGGACATCACTTCATCCTTTCAAGGGCCTCAGCCCAGCTGATCACGTTCAGGTTGGCCCCCGCCTGGCGCAGCACGCCACCCACCGCCTCGGGCGGCAATCGGGTCGGTTGCCCGCCGACCTCGGCATGCCAGCGCTCGAACTCGGGCCCGTCCAGCCGCGATCCCGCCCGCACCGATTCGGCCATCGCCAGCTTCTGCGCCCGCATCCGCAGTTGCGCGCCTTTCAGCATCAGCGTCACGCTGCGCGGGGTCAGCCTCCAGAACGCCGCCAGATCGAACCCCGCCGCCACGAACTGCACGGCGATCTCGGCCGTGCTCAGGCCGCGGGCGGGGTCGCGGCCGTCGTCTTTTCCGCCGGGTCGGCCTCATCATCCGCGCCGGGCAAGCCCGACTTGGCCGCCCTGTGGAAAGCCTGCATTCCGGCAGCCACCAGCCGCCCCGCCTCGCGTAGCCCGACCCCGGGATGGTGCTCCTGCAGCGCGGCCCAGAACATCGCGCGCACGTCTGTCATGGTCCCAGTGCCGTCGCCCATAGCGTCAATCACTGTGGTGGCAACTTTGCCGCTGGCCTGTTCGAAATCGGCCAGCGTGTTCCAATCGAACCGCAGGCGCCAGGTCTTCCCATCCGCCTCGAAACTGGCCTCGCCCTCGCCACGCCGGGTCATGCGACGACCCGCGACAGGATCTTCATCATCAGCTCGCCGGTCATCACGCCCTTGACCGGCAGGGTCGGCAGCCACTGCTTGACATAGCCCTGATAGACAAAGGGCTCCGTCGCCCCGCGCGGCAGAATCTCCAGCAACACCGTTTCATGGCTGGCGGCCACCGCAGCCAACAGAACGTCTTCGGCGTCCTCGGGCACATAGTGCTTGCTGATCGACCAGTCCGGGTTGGGATACAGGCCCGGAATCGTTTCCTCGGCAAAACCGGGGCTGTCGTGGCTCGTGGCATCCTCATCCGCCGGGCTCAGGTCAGGCGGGGTGAAATCCTGCGTGCCGGTCAGGGTCGTCCAGGTGGGGGTGGCCCCGCGCCCGAGGCGCACGCGCGCGCCGTGCCCAAGGCTTACGCCAGTGCTTGCCATATCAAAACTCCTTTGGTCAGGGGGTCACGCCGGGTCTGCGACCCAAGTGGTGACGGTGAAGGTCAGGGTCAGCGTGGCCACGCGGCGCGCGCCCTCGCCATCCAGTCGCATGTCTGTGGTCGCCAGCTCGCAATCCCGCGCCGCCGACCGCATGGCAGGCACCAAAGCTGTCTCGATGCGGTCGGCGTCGGCGTCCATCAGGTCTTCCAGATCATCGCCACCCGTGCGCTTGACGATCACTGCCAGCGTCAGGCTGTCTTGCGCCTGGTCCTGCGCCACGCGCTCGCGCACCTCGCGGGGCGTGGCCACGGCCCACCCCGGCAGGGCCTTCCCGTCGACCGACTGCGACCAGGCCCAGAATTCAGTGTAACCCAACAGCACCGGGGCCGCCTGCAGCGCGGTCCGCGCCTGCTGGCGCAGCAAAACGCGATCCGCGCCACTCATTCGGCAAGCTCCAACTCATAGACGCGAAACGCATCCCGCGCGGGCGAACCGGTGCCGATCTGGTTCAGCACGGTGAACACACGCCCGTCGTCCAACCGAATCCGATCGTCACGCCGGGGCGTAACCCCCAGATCGCGCGGCACCCGCCAGGTCGGGGCCTCGATCAGCACATCGCGCCCCTCGGCATCGGAAATGCCGATCGGCTCTTCGCGGAACACCGACTGCACCACCTGTGGCGCACCAAACTGCGGCAGCCATGTGACGGGCGCGCCGAACACCGTGTTCAGCACGCCCGCCATGCCGTCAAAAACGCCGGTCAAACGCCGTTCAGCCTGACGCGGCCGGTGGTCTCGCCCGCGCCGCTGCCGACGGCGACGACCGCCTTGCCGATAAGGGTGTTGTCGGTCGCGACCGTGGTGCAACGTTTGTTGGTATTGTCCCAGTAGATTGCCGCACCAACCGTCCAGGCCTGCGAGGCAACCTTCACCAGATCGAACGTGCCGTTGGTGACCAGCACAACCGTCGCGGCGTTGGCCGCGTCGGCCTGCGCCACGCCGAACAGGGTGCCCACCAGCGCGCCAGCGCCGGAACTGACGGCATAGGGGGCGGCCACCGTCACGGTGTCGCCATTGTCCACATAGGTCTTCATGTCTTGATCCCCTCGGGTTCATGAAAAATCCAATGGGGCGGCCCGGCTGGACCGCCCCGCGATGTCAGATCATCCGGTCGGCCCGGATCAGGCCCCGGCGTTCTTGTAAAGCGTGCGGAAATCCAGCGGAGCCACCCCGGCGTCGACCCGGACCTTCATCTCGACACCGTCGGCGGTCCACATCTGCTGCTGTTCCAGATAGGGGGCCTGCACCCCATCCAGATAGGCGACCTCGATCGTGTCATACATGCTCGGATTGGCAGCCAGATACCACGCGGTGGTGCTGGCATCATCCAGGCGCGCGTCGACGATCAGCTCGGCCATACCGCGCACCGGGTTTTCCGCCATCCCCTTGGTCGCCGTCGGATCGACCAGCGACGACAGCAACTGCATGCTGGTGGTTTCCAGCGCGGCAGGAACCAGCATATAGGCCGGGCGGATGTTCAGCGACGGCTTGCCGGCCGCCTCTTTCTGCACCCGCATGGCCGCGCGGGCGGCCCCCAGGGTCGCGACCGATGGTGCCGCCCCGGACGCGGCCAAGTTGCCATGCGTGGCATGAAACAGCGCGACGCCGTCCGCCATGTTCGGGTTTCCGGTCAGGATGGCGAACACCAGATCGCCGATCGTGCGCCGGGCAGCGCGACCCATCTTGCGCGGCAGGTCACCCAGGATCGAAAGATCGTCATTCAGGATGCCCTGCCGCGTGATCCGGATCATCCTGCCGTAGGTGGCAAGGGCGATGGTCTCACCCCGGTCGCCGACGGTGCCGAATTCATAATTGGCACCTTCCTGCACCTTCGTCAGCGACGAGAACAGACCCAGACCGACACGCGCACTGGACTTGAAATCGGTCAGCGTGCCCGCCCGGGTGAACAGCGGATAGGTTTCTTCGGCCTCCTCCCAACCGACCAGCGCCGCCTTGCCCTGCACGTTCTGCAGGATCTTGGCAAAGTCGCTGGTGCTGTGCGCCCCCGCCATCGTGAAGGCACGCCCCACCAGGTCCATGCGCGATTCAAGGCGGACGCGCTCGCCACCGATCTCGATCGACGCGCGCGCCAGCTCCGTCAACGACAGGCTGGAAAACTCATTGCGCTCGCCGCCCTTCAGGTGGGTCTTGGCCATCAGGGCCAGCGCGGCGCCGGTCACGAACTTGTCGCGGGCGTCCAGCATGATCGTCGCGGGCCGGTGGCCGTTGTGCTTGGGCTGGTTCATCTCGCTTTGCTCCTTGCGCTTGGTCAGAACTTCGGCCAGCGCCGCATCCAGCGTCAGGCCGCGGGTGATCATGTCCAGCGCCAGCTCGGCTCCGAAACCGCCCATGCTGACGATGTCGCCGATCCGCTGCGCCCGGGCCGTGTCGGCGGGGCTTGCAGCGGGAACCGGCTGCGAGGCGGACGCCTTGGCACCGATGTTTTCAGGTTCGACAGCGGGCACCCCCGTTGTCGTCTCGGGGGTTTTCACGCCCATGGTCGTCTCCTTCTGTTGAACGCGGGGCAGCCCCGCCATCATGGCCATCACGGCCTGTCGTCCGGGTGCAGCACCCAGAACCTCGGATGCCTCGCGCAGGCTCTGCGGCGCGTGGGCGTAAATCCTGTAATCGAACCGGGCGACCGGCTCGGCCTGTGCCGCCGGATCAACCTGCGTGGCAAAACCCATCGCCACCGCCATGTCGGGATCAAGGATGGTTTCATCCTTCATCACCTGCCGCGCCTCCTCGACGCTGATCCCGGCCCGCTTGGCATAGATCGCGGCATAGCCATTCGCGATCACGGCCAGATGGTCGGCCGTCTTGCGGTGCGCCGCCTCGGTGCCGCGCTCATCAAGCCAGTCCCGCGACGGATCGTGGATCAGCAGGAACGACCCCAACCGCATTGTGATCGTGTCGCCCGCCATCGCAACCAGACTGGCGGCCGAGGCGGCGACCGCGTCGATCACCACATGCACCTGGTCGGGATAATCGACCAGCATGGTATAGATCGCCTGCCCTTCGGTCGCGATGCCGCCGCCCGAGTTGATCCGCACCGTCAGCGGCCCGGACAGGCCCTGCAACTGGTCGCGCACCGACTTGGCCGAAAAACTCTCCTCATCCCAGTAACTGGCACCCACCGTGCCATAAAGCCGGATTTCGTTCATGTCCTCTGTTCCCTCTTGTCCAGACTGTCCTGCAGGTCAGCGGCCTTCGCGGCGGCATCCTCCTGGCTGTCAAAGGCCACGCCCTGCTCGGCGGCATAGCGGCGCTCGGCGATGATCTCCTCCATCACGCGCTCAGGGTCATACCCCAGCTCGCGGATTTTCTCGTAACGGCTGGCAAACCCGGCGCGAACCTCATCCGCCATCGACGGAATCTCTCGGGTCGGATCGACCAGCATCCGCTTCGGCGGCACCCATTCCAGCCGCACATCGGACTTCGCCTGCTGCGACATCAGCCGCCACGCTTCGACCATCCACGCCCCGATCGGCTGGCACATCAGCGGCACCATCATCAGCCACTGCCAGGACTTCACATTGCGGTCCATTTCCATCCGCCCCATCCGGGCCGAGGAAAAGTTGACCCCGGAAAAATCGTTGGTCAGCGCCTCATAGGTGACCCCGATATCGGCCGATACCGCCCGGAACACCCACCTGTTGAACTCGTCATACCCCGACACCGGCGGCGGGGTGGCGAAGCTGATCGTCTCGCCGGGCAGCAGGTTCTGGATGCGCCCCGGAATGATCCGGTCGGCCAGACCCGCCGGGTCCGCGGCATCAGCGCCAGGCTGCTCGGCCTCAGGGGCCTGCCGGAACGCGGCAAAACAGGCGGCGATCTTCTGTCGCATCAAATGCGCATCCTGACCGTCGGCAAAATCCTGCAGGCGCAGTGCCACCGGCGCGAACCAGCTCACGCCGCGCATCTGTCCCGGCCGGTCCTGCCGGTAGAGGTGCAGCACGCTGGACGCAGGCACGCGGCTGCTCTCCCAGGTCCGGCGCAAGCCATACATCGCCCCGGGATGCTCGTTGAACAGGTAATAGGCCACCCGTCGCCCGATCAGATCGAACTCGATACCGCCGCTCACCGTGTTGCCGTTCGTCAGCGTGCCGTCCCGCGTGTCGTCCAGATAGTCCGCCTCAAGGATCTGCAACTGGAACGGCAGTGGCAAGCCATCTGTCATGTCGCGCAGGCGCAACCGGATCAGAACCTCCCCCGCCTCGACGATCGACTGCGCCGCGATGCGCTGCAGCCCATACAGATTCTGGCGGCCGTCTGCATCGATCAGCACCGTGTCGCAGTGCCGCTCGATCGCGGCAAACAGGCTGGCGCGCTGTGCCTTCGTGCCGCCCACCACTTTCGGGATGATCCCGTCGCCGACGACGTTGTTGGCGACGACCATCTGCACGCGCGTGGCAAAGGCCGTGTTGCGCACCATGTCGCGCGCGATATAGGCCAGCCGTTCGCGCGCGCCGCGGGCCGCGGTGTCGGCATCGCTGCCCGTCGCCCGCCACGATGCCCCCCGCTTGCCCGGCGTTGCCGCCTGATAGTTCATCATGACGTCCAGCGCGGCGCGGCTGCGGACCCGGCGCAACGCGGCCTCGGGTGCGATCTGGCGCAGCGCCCGGTCCAGCAGGTTC